ACTGGATTGCAGATAATACACCTCTTCCAAGAATTAGACTTACAAATTCTCTAAGATCTATGGAAGTTCAATTAGGATATGTAGATAAATTTGGTAATCGTAAAGGATTGTTATCATCTGTTAATGCAATATCTCTTAAAGATAATCCTGAAAAAGCTAGGGGTATTCGTGGACCTTTTATACAATATGAAGAAGATGGTTTATTTCCAGATTTAGAAACAGCATGGGGTGTAAATAGAGAAGCTGTGGAATCAGGTTCATCATCATTTGGATTTATGATGGCAGGTGGTACTGGAGGTACAGAAGGTGCTTCATTTGAAGGTTCTAAAAAATTATTCTATAGTCCTGACGCTTATAATATTTATTCTGTACAAAATGTATATGATAAAAATGTGCAAAGTTCTAATAAATGTGGATTTTTTTGGGGTGCATATATGAATAGACACAGATGTTATGATATGGAATCTGGTGAACCAGATGTTATTAAAGCATTAATTGAAATTATTGAAAATAGACATAAAATTGCAAGAAACTCTTCAGATCCAGCAGCTTTAACTCAAGCCAGAGCAGAAAAACCTATTACACCACAAGAAGCTATTATGCGTGTAGAAGGAACAATATTTCCTGTAGCAGACTTAGCAGATTATTTAAATAGTATTAAACCTGAAGAACAAAGATTTTTAGCACAACATTATGTTGGTGAGTTAGTACATGATCAACTAGAAGGTGTTAAATGGATTCCTAATGCTGATTTAAGACCCATTAGAACAAATGATCCTGGTAAAAATAGAATAGGTGCCATAGAAATATTTGAGTTACCTAAAAAGGGTGCAGATGGGCGTATACAAAGTGGTAGATATATTGGAGGTGTCGATCCTATTGATCAAGATGATGGTACATCATTATTTAGTATTCAAATATTAGATATGTTAACAGATAGAGTTGTTGCTGAATATACAGGACGATACCCTAAAGCTGAACAATGTTATGAAAATGCACTTAAATTAAGTATTTTTTATAATGCACAATTAAACTATGAAAATAACCTTAAAGGATTACATACTTATTTTAAACATAAAAATGCATTACATTATTTAGCAGATACTCCAGAAATACTTAAAGATATGGATATGTTGAAACCATCTATGTCTAATCCTAAAGGTACACGTGCCACTAAACCAATAAATGCATGGGGAAGACAACTACAAGTATCTTGGATGTTAAGTGAAGCCTATAATAGTGATGGTGAAACATCTAAAAAACTTAATTTACATACTATTAGATCTTTAGGATATTTAGAAGAATGTATTGTGTGGAATTCTGATGGTAACTTTGATAGGGTATCTGCAATGGGTATGTTATTTATATTACGAGAAGATAGACTTAGACAACAACAATCGTTACGTAAAGAAACTGTTAAAACAAAAACTACTTGGGCAAATAGTAAGTTTTTTGAAAATATATATGGTAATAAAACAATATCTACTGAAGAAAAATACAAAACAATATTCAATGATTAGCTATTTTAAGAGTGTAATTATTTCATTATATTTTATTAAAATATTGTATATTGCTAAATTAATAAAAAATAAATAAATGGGAGCACCGGTCGTAAGTAAAATGCCTAGGCAAAAATTATCTTATAAACAAAAAGGTAAACAATGGAGAACAGATTGTGTAAACTCTGCAGATAAATATTCTTTTTATAATAATGAACGTGTAAGGCAAACTATTCAAAATAGAGTTGTTAATATAAATCTATATAATGGAATAGTATCGCCACATGATATGTTAAATACATTAAATCCTCAACAAATAGATGCTGAGTTTATAAGTAAAGTAATTCCTCATAAACCAATTATGGTTCCTAAAATTGATGTTTTAGTAGGTGAAGAAATTAATAGACCTTTTGATTGGTTTTTTACTGTAGTTAATAAAGATGCGATTACTAAGAAAGAAGAAGAAAAATCAGCACTTGTAAAAGAAAAATTAATATCTATTTTACAACAAGGATTATCTGAAGAAGAAGCACAAAAAGAACTAGAAAAACATAATAAATATTTAAAATATAATTACCAAGATTCTCGTGAAAGAATGGTTAATCATTTAGTTAAACATTATTACGAAGAATTGAATTTTGAAAATAAATTTAATGCAGGTATTAAAGATGCTTTTATAATGGCAGAAGAAATGTATCAATGTGATATAGTATCTGGAGAACCTACATTTGATAAACTTAACCCTATTAAAGTACATAGTGTTAGATCTGGTAATTCTTCCAAAATTGAAGATTCTGATTTAATTGTAATTGAAGATCATTGGTCTCCTGGTAAAATATTAGATATTTTTTATGATGAATTAAAAGCATCAGATATTGATGTAATTACAGAATATTCTACATCTACAGGTCAAAGTAAATATACAACTGATGATGAAAATCATTTATTATTAAGAGATCAACATTCTGAAGTATTAAATGACTATTTAGGGATTGCTGAAATTAATGGTCATCAATTTTCATCAAGTTATATAGATTCTTCTGGTAATGTTAGAATACTTAGAGTATATTGGCGTTCACAAAAGAAAATATTTAAATTAAAATTTTATGATGAATATGGTGAAGTAGATTATAAATATGTATCAGAAGAATATATTGCTAATGAAGATTTAGGAGAAGAATTAACTACTTATTGGGTTAATGAATGGTGGGAAGGTACTAAAATAGGTAAAGATATCTATATTAGAATGCGTCCAAAACCTGTTCAATATAATAGACTTAGTAATCCGTCGGTATGTGGTCCTGGAATTGTAGGTGAAGTATATAATACCAATCAAGGTAGAGCTATATCTATGGTTGATAAAATGAAAAATTATCAATATTTATATGATGTTATATGGGATAGATTAAATACAGCAATTGCTAAAAATTTAGGTAAAATATTATTATTAGATATATCATTAATACCCAATGGTTGGGAACCAGAAAAATGGATTGCTCAAGCTACTAAATTAGGTATTGGTGTAATAGATGGTTTTAAAGAAGGTAACGCTGGAGCTGCACAAGGTAAACTTGCTGGAAATTTAAATGGTCAAAATACTAGAGCTATTGATTTAGAAACAGGTAATTATATTCAACAACATATTCAGTTATTAGAATTTATTAAAACTGAAATGGGTGAAATTGCAGGTATTTCTAGACAACGTGAAGGTAATATTTCTAATAGAGAAACTGTTGGTGGTGTTGAAAGAGGTGTTACACAATCTTCTCATATTACTGAATGGTGGTTTATGAAACATGAAGACGTTAAACGAAGATGTTTAAGTGTATTTTTAGAAACTGCTAAAATAGCATTAAAAGATAATAAGAAAAAATTACAATTTATTAGTGATGATATGTCTATGCAAATTATAGATATTGATGGTAATGAAATTAATGAAGCTGATTATGGTTTAGTGGTTAGTAGTAGTGCTAATGTTAAAAAAGTACATCAAACATTAGAAACACTAGCGCAAGCATTTTTACAAAATGGTGGTTCTTATACAACAGTGATAGATATATTAACATCTCAATCTTTAGCAGACATTCGTAGAAAAATTGAAGATTCTGAAGAACAAACTAATGCGCGCAATGCTAAAGTTGAAGAAGATAAAAATGCGATTACACAACAAATTTCTCAACAAGAAGCTGCAGATAAACAATTAGATCGCGATTTAAAAATATATGAAATTGATAAAAAATCTGATACTGAAATTCAGAAAGCTATAATTCAGTCAAATGATAAACAAATGGCTTTAGAAAATGAGCCAGAAGAAGATAATGATGTAAATGATTTTGACTATCAAAAACATAAAGATGATTTAATGTTAAAAATAAAAGCATTAGATAATCAAATGAAAATGCATAATGATAAAATGGAGAAAGAAGATAAAAAAATAGCAGTATCTAAACAAAAAAAGAGTGTGTCTTAGCTATACTGGATATTAAATTATTTTAATATTTTTTAAAATTTTATACTATATTTGTTAAATATTTAAAAGGGGAAATTAAATGGAAGAAGAATTAGGAATGAACATCTTTGATTTAGGAGATGAATTTTATGAAGAAGATACAGATCCAGTAAGTGGAAATGATATAATAAAAGATAGTGATAATGTTTTAGAAACAGATGTCACAAAACAAGATAATGAAGAACCTGACGAGGAGAATGATCCAGATAAAGTAGTTGGGGATGATACAGAGGATGATGAAGCTGACGACGATAGTGATGATACTTCTTCTCCCCCTTTATATAAGTCCTTAGCATCCTATTTGCAAACGGAAGGTGTTCTCACCTCTGTAGACTCTTCTAAATTAGAAAAAGTTGAAACAATACAAGATCTTGCAGATTTAATTGCAGAAGAAGTTAAAGCTAAAGAATTAATTGATTTAACAGATTTGCAGAAACAAGCTGTAGAAGCTTTTAGAGCTGGTATTGATATAGAAACTTTTCAAAAACAAAAAACAGTTGAAAATAATCTTGATAGTATAACTGAAGATATTATTAATAGTGACCAAGAATTAAGAAGTCAATTAATATATCAAGATTTTATAAATCAAGGTTTTTCAGAACAAAAAGCACAACGTCTTACAGATAGAAGTGTTGCTGCTGATGATGATATTGAAGATGCTAAAGAAGCGTTAGAAAATATTAAAAAAGGTGTAAAAGAAAAATTTGAAGAAGAACAAAAATTTAAACTTACACAAAAACAAAAAGAACAAGATGAGTATGCTACTTCTCAAAAACTGATAGAAAAAACAATATTAGAAACAGAAGAACCATTAAAAGGTATTAAACTTAATCAAACTGCTCGAAAACAAATTCTCACAACTATGATGAATCCTGTTGGAAAAAATCCTAATACAGGTATAGATGAGAATCAATTAATGAAAGATCAACGTGAAAATAAAGATTTTTCACAAAGATTATACACAGTATATACATTAAGTAAAGGATTTAAAGATTTTAGTTATGTTGGAAAAACAGAACGTTCTAAAGAAATAAAAAATATTGAAAAAGCTTTGAAAAATAATCTACATG